GGCCGCAGTCATGCCTTCCCCGGCCCCGATGAGCGCGCTTCTACCTAAAACCCGCCCCCCCTCCCGGCTTAGAAGTCTGATCCCCGGGGCCATCTTCCGGGCCCGGTTCAAGCCGCCGGCAAAGGGAATGAAGTTGATGGGGTCGGCAATGGAGCCCACCAGGCCCCCGCCCAACTGAGCGCCGAAAGAGGCCAGGCCGGGCCGCGCATTGGCCATGATCAGATCGTCGGCTTCCTGGTCCTCAAGGGCCATCTGGTAAATCTTGGCCCTCTCCAGAGTTAGCCCGCCTTCGGGAATCGGTATTTTGTCGCTAAAACTCATCCCTTGCCCGGCCAGCAGGGACCTGATTTCTTCCCGGTTTTTGTATTTGGGCAAAAAATCTTCCCGAGTATTAATCTGCCGGGCGGCTATGGCCGGATGTTGAAATCCGCCTAAATCGCGTTGGGCAAATTGTTCGGCTAACTCCGAATTCCGCGCAAATTCCTCCCCGACCAAGTTGTTTATGGCCAGCTCCAAAGTCGCTTGCCCCGGCGTGCTGAAGCTACGGAATGCGCTCCGCATGGCCGCGCTATATTCATCGCTCCGGCTGGTGTAGGGCTGCATCCCGGCAATATCGGCCTTGACCTTCGGCCGGCTCGATTGGCTGATATAGGACAGGATGCTCATGCCGACCCCCGCAAAGCGTTATATCTTCGGGTCACGTTGACCAGCCAACCCCGGGTCTCGGCGGGCATCCGCTTTGTTCTTTTATATTTCGGAATGTGACCTCCGCCCCAGTTGTAGGCAATAGCCAGCATGGTCAAATCGCCGTTATGCTCACTTAGGATGCTTTGAATCATCTTGGCCGCGGCGGGGATCGCCTTGGCCGGAATGATTCTTTCATCCAGCGAATCGTTCACGGTCAGGCCCCACTTCCTGGCCGTCTCGGGTATAAACTGCATCAGCCCCCGCGCCCCGGCGGAGCTTAAATTTTTTGGGTCGAAGCCGGATTCCTGGGCGGCCACGGCCAGCAGCAGAAGGGGGTCCACCCCCATCTCGGCCCCGGCCGATTCAAACAGCGGCAGATAATCCTCGGCAATCGTTTTTTCCGAAGCGGCGTTTTTAGCCCATCGCCCTCGCTTCACCTCCGGGTGCAAGGCGGCGACTTCTTTTCCGTCCTTGGTTTTAGTCGTCACCATCCCCGGATAAATGCGCTGGTATTCCCCGTTCTCCCGTTTCACCGTCTTCGGTTCCGGTCTTTGGGGCGCTTCCGCCGGCGGCCTCTCAGCCTTCTCCTTCTCCATCCGTTTGATGGTTCGCTCAGTCAGGCCCTCGAAGCCCGCTTGCGGGTCTTTCTCCTGCCGCCGTTCAAGTTCGGCCAACAGGGCCTTGGCCCGATCTTCTTGTTCTTGAGCCCAATTCCTGTCTCTATTCGGGTCTCGGGTATTCAGGGCTGGATGCCGCGTCCCAGGATTGGGGACCCCGCCCACGGCCTCCAATTCCTCGAAGCTCATGAACATGGTCCGGCCTTCCCGCAGGTCAACGGCCACGCCTTCCTCGCCGGCATTGCGGAAGAAGGCGTTGTTGTCGTCCCAATCGTTCCCCATGGCCTTCTTCATGGCATTCATGCCTCGCACGGCCGCCCCGTGATCGCGGCCCTTGGGAATGGCCACATGGCCCAAGTCGCGGTCGGAAACGCTGTCAAACCGGCTGTTGAAGGCCGCGCTTATCTTCTTCAAGGCTTCCTTGGGTTCCAGGCCGCGGGCCGTATATTCGGAAAGCAATTTCGCCAGCAGGTCCTTCGTCTGGCTGTATTGTTCCTCTGCGGCTGGGTCTCCCACCCGCGCTTGGTAAAGCCCTCTCTGCACCCCCAGGAAACCGCCCTTGTCAGCCTCGTTTTCCAGCCAGCCCAGAATGTCTTTCTTCTGAGTGGCATCCAGCCCGTAATCGCTATCCCTCTTGCCGTCCGCGGCCAACACCCCCCGGGCCATGTCAATGTCCACCCGCTCCAACAGGCTAAAGAGATAACCGGCCGGGCCAATCTTGGATTCGACCGCGGCCCTGGGCAGGTAGTCCCCGTATTCCTTTTCCCATTTCCTCCACAGGTCCGCCTTCTGGCGATCGTCCGCGGCCGCCCATTGGCTCTTCATTTGGGCCGCTTCCACGGTGGTCAGAACCGGCATCTCCTCCGGCCTCAGCTCCGGCCTCTGTTGAGCCAGAAGGTTATGCCTCGTCTCTATCTCATGCTTGCGGCTGTAGAGCCCCGCGCCGCCGTCCGGCGTTTTCGGGACCTCTCCGTATTCCGTCTTGAGCACGGCTTTGGCCGCCGACTCGATAGCATCCACGGGGCTTTCCTCGTATTTCCTCTGGTCCTCGACTATCGCCTGATCAACGGCCTTCGCAATCTCTATGTCCGTCCCCAAGCCGGCATAGGCCATCTGGCTGAACTGAATATGATTTGCAATGGGTTTGATGTATTTGTCGGTTAATTCCTGGTAGCGTTCCTGCCGGGGCTTGAAGGCGTTAATGGGGTCATTTAGGGCGTGATAAATATCCCGAGTGGCAGCTTCCTGTTTTTTTATTTCCGCGTATCGCTCCGGCTTCAAAAGCCTGGCCGCCCGCTCGTCAAAGCCGGGCATCCCTTCGCCGTTCGCGGCCACTCCGGCCAGGTGATCCTTCAGGTCGCTTCCAAGGACGGCCTTGGCTTCCTGGTCGCGGGATTGCCGGGCGTGGTCGACGGTCCGCCGCAGGGCCAAAGTCGCGGCCGAATCCAGCCCGGCTTTTTCAATGACCTTGTCCGCGCCATCAAAATCGCCCCGAACCAGATACCCGCTTACGGCCTGCTTGGCGGCCAAGGCCCGCAGCTCATCACGCTTGGCCGCCGCGTAATCAGGGGGAGCCCCGGGGTTCATTTGATTCCAGACGGCCATTTGACCGTCGATCCATTGCTCCCAACTGGACGGGTCGTTGTCTATGGCGGCCAGGGAACTGCTGACGATCCCGGCCCAAGTCTGCTGTTCGTAAACGTCCTGCTGCTTAATCCGGTGGTTCATGGCCGCGTCCAGCCAACTCGGCCCGGCCTGGAAAAGGAAGCCCTCGAAAATAGTCCGCTGGTAATCGCCCTTGGCCTGTTTCAGCAGAATGTCCCGTTCCCTTTTCAGGAAGGCCCGGGCCTCTTCCGGGGCGTTGAATCCTTCGCTGCCCTTCCTTTGCAGCATGTCCTCATAAAATTCCCGCCACCGGTCTTGGGATTCGGTCATCATCCGCTGGGCGTCGATGTGCTGTTGGCGCTCCTCCTGCTGGGCCATCACCTCCGCCCACTGGTCGAAGGCCTGCGCCACATTGCCCAAGCCAATGGCCAAACCGGAAATCTGCGCCGGCCCATGAGCCCGGCCCTGGAACTCCCCGCCCAGGTTGACGTTGACCTGGCGGGCCACCCCATAGCCGACCCGGCCGCCAGGGTCGGGGAGCTTTATCTGTCCGTGGTAGTCTTCAATCCAAGACATTGGCCGTCACTCGCATCCCTCAGCCGTAAAGGCTCTTATAGCTGTAGGCCTTGCTCAGGCCCCCGGCGAAGCTGCCCACCCCGCCCAGAATGCCCCCCAGCTTGGCCTGGCCGGCGTTCTGCCGGGCCACCTGGGCCTGGCTCCGCAAGTCCCCGGCCTGGAACTCATAGCCCTGCTTTTTCATGTCCGATTGAAACTGGACCATGAACTCATCGCTCTTGGCCCGTTCCTCGGCCTCCTGCCGCACCAGAAGCCCGGTCGGGCTTTCCAGCATTCCCCCCTGGGCCATGGCCGCCCGCTGCCGGCCGAGCTGCTTGTACCAATCTTCGGCCGTCCGGGCCGCGGCGATCTTCCCCTCGCTCTCGGCAATGGAGGCGTTCATGGCCGCAATGCGGGAATTGGCGTCCGCGGCCCGGGCCTGGTTCTCATAGCTGGCCGCCTGGGCCATCCCCTGGGATACCTGCTGAACCGCGCCGACCACGGCCGAGACCACCGAGAAGACCATCATTGCTTGCGGCATATCAGCCCCCCATCAAATGCGCCCTCATCCATTCCCCGTCCGCCTGCTTCAGGGGCGGCAGTTGAATGGCGTTAAGGCGCTTGGCCATCCGAAGGGCCGTCTCGTATTCCTTCCAGGCCAGCTCCCGCTTGCCCGCGGCCCCCGTCAGCCGCTCGGTCATGCGCACGGCCAGCTTGGCCGCCAGGACCTCCACAAAGAACGGGGGATAAAAGGCCGGGTCCTCCACCCGCCGCAGATAGATGAGGTTCAGGGGCGGGCCCTGGTTGCTCAAAAGACAGCGGCCTTCAATGAGCCAGGCCCGGTTTTCCCGGGCGATGTAGTCATCCATGAGGGCCTGGGGCCACGGCCCGGCCTCCAGCACCCGCAGGCAATCCGGCGGCAAAAGATACTGGTGCGCCCAATCAAAGGCCGGGGCCTGGATCATGGCCGGAAGCATCACCCTGGCCCGGGCGAAGTTCCAGGAATGCCCCGCCGTCTCCCCGTCCCGGACAGCCTCATATAGGCTTCGAGCCAGCCCCGCGGTCTGGCCCGGATCATCCAAGGATGTAATCCGGGCCTCGCCGAGGGCGCTCAGGGCCTGGTTGACAATGTCCACCACCCCGGCCATGGTTCAGCCCTTGGGCCGCTTCCGCTTGTCGGAAGGCTTGACGATGGGGGCCGGCACAGGGGTGCCCAAGGGGCCTTTTTCGAGCACGGTCGCCCCCTTGGGGACCTTGCCGCTGGTCTGTTCGGTCATGGTTTTCTCCTTTCGATTACTCGGCGCAATTGACCTGGACGATCTTCTGCTCCTGCGTCCGAGTCGCCCCGGCCGTGAAGCTCATCCAAATCTGCCAGACATAGTTCTTGTCCGCCCGGCGGTCGATATGGGTCTCCAGGCCGTTCCAGGTGCCCACGTGGAGCCCGCTCTTGACGAAGGCCAGGCAGTGCCTCAGCTTGGGAACCCCCCCCGCGGCCGCGGTAAAAAGCAGCCGTTCGCTGTGGACGAACTCGAACCCCATGAAGGTGTTCACCTCCCCCCGAACCAGGGCCCGGATGGAGTTGTAGTCCGCGCTGGCCACCTTGTCCGACCGCAAGAGGTCGGAAAGCTGCCTCTGCGAACAGACGAAGTAACGGGATTCCCCCGGGTCATTGAAGGCGGCCAGGAGCATCTCCTTGGCCATGACCAGCTTGGCGATGGTCAGGCCCTCCCCTTCGCTGTCCGGGTCGTAATCGTGACCTATCACCTGGGAACTCGGCAGGGCCGTGTCCTGCATGTCGTCATGGGTTCCGGTCTTGGCCGGGTTGGTGGCCGCTCCGATAACCAGGTCGTCGTATTTGCGGGCATAGGCGGCCCGCATGGCTTCGGCGTAAGGCGACTTGGGATCGCCGATCATGCGGATGTCGTCGCCCTTGGCGTCGGCCAGGGCCAGGGAGAAATCCGAGGGCAGAACCCACCGCTGATGATGCTCAAGGTCATCCCAAACGGTGTCGCCCTTCCATTCGCCGGGGGCCGTGCCCTTAGCGAAGGGAACGAATTCCACTTCCCCGAACTGCTTGACCACCTGGGCGGCCTCGCCGGTGTAGGATTTGGAATCCGTCAGGCCGGAAAAGATGGGGGCTTTCTGCTGAAGCAGAAGCTCCACGTTGTTGGTGAACTGCAGAACATAATGGTCCGCAACTTGAAGAGTGGTAGGCATAGCCGTCTCCTGTCGAAATATATTTTTATGTAGGGAATTTATTCAGGAGGGTTGCCTGCCGACCGCGAAGGCCACAGACCCGGCGCCAGGGCCGCTTTTTCGGCCCCCCAGGACGTGGCCCTGGGAGGTTATCGAAGGTTGGTTAAGGGTTGATGCCGCAGGGGTTGCCCGATTGACGGACCCCGGTTCTATTGATTGGCTTCCGCCACTTTCTTGAACAGCTCCTCCATCTGCTTAACCGCCGCCGGCTCGCCTTCCAAATACCGCTTGCTGAAGATGGGGTCGGCCTTCAGCTCGGCAATGCGGTTCTTGGCCGCCTCCGGGGAACCGAAGAACCCGCCCGAGCCCGCCCCGTCCACGCGACGGTCTTCGCCCAGGGCCCGGCCGATCTTGGCGAACATCTGGGCCGCCTTGCCCACGCCCCAATACATTTCAATGGCCGCGGCCTCCTGGTTGTTCAGGCCCAGGAAGCGGAAGCCCCGGCGGCACTGCTCCTTATCCTCCGGCGACAGGGTCCGCTCCGCCTCCACCACTTCCCGCTGATGAGCCTCCACCGCCGCCTGTTGAGCGGCCTTGTAGTGCCCCTGGTAGGCCTCGGCCATCCTTTGAGCCTGGGCCTTGGAAAGCCCGGCCCCGTGCATGGTCTCAGCCATGGCCGAAACAAAGGCCGGGTCAGTTTCCTCCTGGGCCAAGAGGCTGTTCAGCTCATATCCTTCGGCCTTCTCCGGCCGGCCCAAGGCCGTGTAAATCTTGTCCAGGGCTTCCTGGTCTTTCTCGTCCTTGGGCAGGACTATCCCCCGCCCGGCCTTGTCCGCGCCCAAAAACTCCTCAAGCTGGCGGTAGCCCTTCAGAACGTCCCCCGGCTCCTTCCAGCCTTTGTTCTCCGCATAGCCCCGCATATCCTCCGGCACCCACTGCTGGGGCGGTGCCCCAGACCCCCCGCTTGAACCGTCGCCGCCGGCCGGGGCGGCCGTCGGTGATGCGGCAGGCGAAGCGGCCGGAGAGGAATCAGAAGCCGCATTGGCGGCCAGAAAAGTTTCACTCATGGTTATCTCCCTCTAAAAGTCGTTTAAGCATTTGGCTTTCAGCCCCGCTCTTTCTCAGAACAGACCGAACCATTGACCGGGCCCCTTCCACCAGGGCCAATTGGTCGAGTCCGCTCATAGGCTTATCCACAAAAAAGCAAGCGAAGCTCATCATGTCTTCCAACACGATTATGGCGTCCGGCTTGAGGCCCCCGGCTTCGTTGAGGAACAATCTTCGATAGGCCTTGGCCGTCTCCCTTATCTTTTTTTCGTTTATCATTGAACCCCTTGCATAGCTTGGCCAGCCTGGGCCAGTTGAGAGAACGCGCCGGCAAAATCCGCCCCGGCCGCTCCGGCCTGCTGGGCCATGTTCATCATGGCTTCAGCCTGCTGGGCCTCCATCTTCTGCTGCCGCAGTTGGGCCACGGCTTCCGGGGGCAGGATGGTCTCCGCCGGGGCTCCGAAACTGCGGCGCAGAACCTGGGCGGCCTTGTCGTAATCCACCAGGTCGAGAACCGCGGCCGCGTTTGGCCCCATCTGGGCCATGGCCCCCAAGGCCTGGATAAAGCGCATGACGGCCATGCCGTCCGAGGAATCCAGGGCCTGGGTCATCTCGGTTTCGTATTTGGGGGTCAATCCGGCCCCGGCCGCGGCCAGGGCTTCGGGCATGGGCCGGGCCTCCAGGAACCCCCCATGAATCAGAATGTCCAGCTCCCGGACAATCAGACCCCGCAGAAGTTCCGACTGCTGGCGGCCCATGGCCGGGGCCAGCAGTTGGGCCTTTTCCTGGGCCCGCTGAATGACTTCCGTGGCCGTCTGTTCCCCCGGCTTCTCCACCAGGATTTGAAAGAGGTTGAGGTAATAGGCCTCGTTGATGACCCGCCGCCGGGCCTCAATGAGGTCCATGCCCACGGGCAGATTGCCGTTGATGGCCAGGGGCTGGATAAGCTGGCGGCCGTCCGCGCTCAGCCCTCCGGCATTGATGGCCCCGGCCTTGAGGCTGAACCCGGCCAACACGTCGTCATCGGGCGTCAATATGGGCGGGTCCACCATCTTCTCCCCGGCCCGGATGATGGTCTTCTGAATGGCGTTGACCTGGATGATGCTCCCCAAGACGCTCATGGCCGGGGACCGGCCGTAGACCTCCCCGGGGGCCAGGACGAAGCGGCTGACCACATAGGGCATGGAGCGATACCCGCTCTCCCGGACAATGGTTCGCGAACTGCGGGCCAGGTGAACCGAGGCATAGGGCATATTCCGGCCGTCGCGGCGGTTGGGGTCGGCGTCCCGGCGGGGAAAGACCCCATGCAGAAACTCGTATTCGGTTTCCTGCCGGCCGGGATTCCCGGCGTCCTGGCGGATGTTCGAGGGCAGGTCCTCCCCGAACTCCTGCAAAGCCTGGCGGGCCGTGAGCCTGTAGGCCCGGAAGACCGTATCCACTCGGCCCGCGGAGTCTTCGGCCAGGTAGATTTGATGGATGGGTATGTTCCGATACCGCAGGCCTCGGCCCAGGTCGTCATCCGTGAAGATGCAGGCCGTGCCGTGAACCCCCAGGCTGTAATAGGCCTCGGTTATCTGGTTGGCGAAATTGGCTTCCGGGGCATAGCGGGCCCGGAAGAGCATATCCCGCAGGCCTTCGCACCAGCGGCTGACTTCGGGGTCCTGGTCGAGGCCCGGGTCGCCGGTGACCAGGGTGTGCCACTTGCGGGTTCGGGGCGTGAGAACCGATTCCAGGGCCGCGGCGAAGCGGCCCAGGGCCAGGGGCGCGGTGTCGTCAAAGAGCCGTTCCGCCCGCCGGCGGTATTCCCCGCTCCGGGGCAGGACAAAGTCCGAGCACAGTTGCCAGATGCCCTCCCATTCGCCCCGCAGAGAGGCCAGGGAATCGAACCGCTTGATTATGTCGTCGCTCTTTAGAGCCATCAATTCTTCCCCTCAATCAACACATCCTGGACAATCCCGGTCAGCAGAAACGGCAAGGGCTGGTCCTGAACCACGGAAACCAATCCGTCCGCCTCATAGCCTCCGGGCCAGGGCAGGTTCACCTCCCCGGTGAAGAGGGCCGGGGCCTTGTCCATCCCCCGAGGCGCGGGCCAGTATTCCAGGGGCTCCATCACCAGCGACCCCGCCGACCCAGAAGCGGATTCCAGCAGGCTCAAATGAACCTTGACCACCCGCTTATGCCGGCCCTGGGCCGTGCCGTCGGGCAGTTGGGCCTCGAAGTTCACGGTGGTCAGAAAGGAGCAATAGGGCAGCCCCACTTGAACCACGTCCGCCGGATACTGAAGGGCGACCTGCCCCCCGGTCACCACCTGGGGGGGCTGAACCCCGCCGTCGGCCAGGATAGCCACCTCGTGACCTTCCAGGTGCCCCAGGCCGGTGACCACGGTCAGGCCCGAGCCGGCGACGCTGAGGCCGGAATCCACGAAGAAGCAATCCTCTTGCAAGCCGCCCAGCTCATGGCCAGGCTCCAGTGTTTCAATGTAGTGGACGGTCTGGCCGTTCACTTCCCGGGCCACGGCCAGCCAAAGCTCGTCCCGGCCCCCCTGCACGGCCGGGACCACGGCCAGGGAGACCACCCGGCCCCCGCCGCCCAGGATATGCCGGTGCCAGGCGTTCATCTCCTGTTCCTTGGAATAGGTGAAGCCCAGGAGTTGGCCGTCGGCCCGGGCGGCCCAGAGGGTTTCCAGGGGTTCGGATTGCCAAACGAAGTCGGTCAGCCCGCCCCGGCTGACGTGTTCCGAGGCCGCGGTCAGGTCCATGGCCACGTAGCTGTCCCCCTGAATGTCGTAGACGAACTGCCGCAGCTTGCGGCCGGCCCGCTGGACGAAGATAACCACGGCCCCGATGCGCTTGGCCTGGAGGGGTGAAGACCCAAAGCCCGTCTCCGGGGTCACCTTGACGTTCTCCGGGCCGAAGGGGTCAACGCTGGTGGTTTCCCCGACCAGGAACTCCCCGCCCTTGGTCCCCACCAGAAGCTGGCCGGCCGGGCACAGCCATTCAATGACGTTCATCTGTTGGGCATAGACGTTTATCTCCATGGGGTCGTCGGCGGTCTGGTTGGTGGCCCGAAGGGTGAAGTTCTCAAAGGCCCCGGCCTGGCTCAGGTAGACGGTTTCCAGGGCCGCGAAGCAAAGCCGTTCCCGGAACAGGGTGGCGGCATTGGGGTTGGGCCGCGGCGACCAGTTGGGCAGGGGCGAAATCTGCCAATCCAGATGCCCCACGCGCTTCAGGCGCTGGGGCGGCACGGTCGGGCAGACTATCCACATGACGTCCGCGCTCTGGGCCATCTTGAGGCGGCGCAAGCCGTCCTGGTCAAAGAGGTCGCTTTGGCCCCAAGGCGTGGCGATCTGGTAGATGGTGCCGTTGGGGTTCATGAGGGGCTGCCCCTGGTGAAAAATGCGCAGGTAGTTGTGACCAAATTCCAGGACGTAGCTGGTGGTCTCGCTGAAGGAGAAGTCCAAGAGCATGACCGGATTCGCCCCATTGCCGCTGACGGCCCGGAACCTGGTCCCGCCCCGCCTCTGAACCGGCCCCTGCAGGAGAGGTATGAAGTTCTCCAACCGCTTGCATCCCGCGGAATACTTGCCCAGGTCGGTCCGGGACCAAACCAGGGGCGATATTTCCCCGAAGGTGAATCGGTTCAGATGATGGGCCAGCTTCGGCACTTAAGCTCCAAGCAAAGTCTTCGGGGCATTCTCCCCGGCCAGGATGGTGCTCTGGCGGCCGGAGGCGGCAATGTGCCTCTTGCGGTCGGCCTCGGCCTGTTCGGCCTGTCTCTTCTTTTCCTCTTGCTTGGCCGCTTCCTCGGCGGCCCTTATCTGGGGCGTGTTGTCAATCGGCGGCGGGGGGTAACTTGCGCCTTTGCCTCCTCCTCCCATGGTCAATCTCCTTTCAGGACTAATTGCAATAAAAGGCCGTCAACGAATTCATTCCGTTTGGCCATGTAAATGACTCCGGGCCAGCGGCCCATGATTTTGGCCCCGCAGGCCAGGGCGAAGGCCAGGACGTGCCGCCTGCAGGCGGGTATCAGCCCGGCCAGGCATTGATAGCCGGCCACCTTGAGAACCTGGAGCACGTAAGCGGCCATCTGCATCTTCCAGGGCAGGCCCGCGGACAGAAAGTTGAAATGGAAGAAGGCCCCATGCCCCAGCCTGTTGGCTGTCCAGAAATAGGCCAGGCGCTCCCCGGCCTGTCCGTAAACCACGTTCATGTCGTGCCCCGGCCAGGCGGCCAGGAGGGCCCAGTTCTCGAAGGTCTTCTGGTCTTCCCGCAGGCTGAACAGAGCCGAAGAGGCCACCTTGTCCGAGACAATGGCCGCCCACCAATCCTCCTGCTCCTGCCGGCAAAGGTTTTTCACGGCCATGATCGTAAACACCTGTTCCCTCATTGACGTTTCCCAAAGGGCGCTTCGCGAAGCGCCCCTACGGTGAGGCATTGTTCCCTCATTGACGTGATGTTCAATCGGGAAGGATGTTTCTTTGTAGGGGCGGTTCGCGAACCGCCCTTCTTCCGCTTTCTCATAATCTAAAAAACCTGCTCCAACCCCGGGTATTCTTTCCAGACTCTCCAATGAATTCCCCCGGTGAATGTGCTATGATGAACCAGCCAAGGGGAGCCCTTTATGGCCAAGCTCGAATTACACGTTCATGATGGATTAAGGCTGTGGCTGGCGCTGTTCAAAGCGAAAACCGAAGAAGAGTTAAAACGAATTGAAGCCTTGGAGGTGCCGATAATGGAACAGGCTATAGAGGTTTATCGGAGCATAACGGCCGCTTCAGAGTTCCGCGAAATGGAACGCCTGTATAAAAAAGCCCGCCATGACGAGGCCCAGGCCTTGTATACCGCCAAGCTTGAGGGAGCGCGGGAAGCTGACGAGAAGTGGCAGGGCGTTGTTGCGGAGTGGCAGGGCGTTGTTGCGGAAAAAGATGCGGCGCTTACGGAAAAAGATGCGGCGCTTACGAAAAAGGAGGCCGCGCTTACGGAAAAAGATGCGGCGCTTACGGACAGGAACGCGGAAATCATACGATTGCGGGAGCGGATCGCCGAGCTTCAAGCTCGGCAGACCAAGGGTGAATAG